GTTCCTAATGTTCTTGGGGAATTGATTGGAATACTAATTGCTTGTTGTAATCCACGAAGTTCATAACCACCTTCTGAAATCACAGTAGAGCAAACTTGTTTGATGGTGCTTACACTTGTAGTAATTCCAGTATTCGCAATCTCATATCTCAAAGGTAATGATGCTGTTGTGATATAAGTTGATTCAATTACATTTGCGTGATGGAATGAATGGCAGTGAATAAATTGTCCGTTGATTACAAATCCCATTCTTACGGTTCCAAGTCCCAACCACTCAATATCCATCCAAAGAATTTGTGCTTTTGTGGTGTCTAATGTGATACCAGAAGCACCAGTTCCATCTAACCTATCAATATTCCAACTTGATTGTGCGACTCTGGTTGTGGTTGCGGTAGATAAACTTCTTTCTACAAAATATAAAGTATTTCCATCAAGTTCCAGATACATTCCATTATCAGCACCAAAATATCCAACTCTTTGTCTTAAATTTGTTTTTGGTGCATTCATTACAAAGGTATTCAAAATCAATAAAGATTTTCCTGGTTGATATGAAAATACTTTTGTTGTTTCTCTAATCGCAGAACAACCAGCAGTAGTTCCAATACCAATATTAATCAAACCTTGTGCGGTTACAAATCCAACGGTTGAACCAGTTCCTACAACCAAACTATCCCAAAGATTATTGTCTCTATATCTGTGGGAACTATCAAATAAGGTAAGAGGTTGAGATATTCTTAAACGACCAAATGCATCACTTGAAGTTGATGGTAGAGTAGTTGATACTACTGCTGTTGTAGAAATTCCCAGTGTTCCTGTGACTGGAAGTGGATTTGCATTACTTACTGGTGCATTATTCAGATTGAGTGATACTTGTCCTGTGGTTCCAATACCTACAGTATTCAGTAATGTAGAGATACCAACTGGAAGATATGGAACTGTTAATGTTCCACCTGTTCCAACTTCAACGATGTGATTATGAATTGGATTGTCAATAGTGCTTGTAACTGTTACTATTCCAGGAATAGTAATGTTTCCATTAATAGTAATATTGGAACTTCCAATAGATACTGGAAATGGATTTTGTGGGCTAATTATTTGCCCATCACTTGAAGCAACGCCTACAACTTCAAATAAAGACCTTTGTTGGTCTAGAAAATCTCCTGTGCTTTTATTCCATTGTGCCATTTTTAATCACTCCAACTTAATCTTTCTGGTTGATATCTTTGAGATTTTTTAATTTTCAAAGAACTTTCGTTTGTTTGTGGATAAATGTTATGAACAATGGCTCCAGGATACTCATCTTGAAGTTGTTCTGCAAGTTCATTTTTATTCATAACCGCACCTTCAACCTCCAAACGGTATAATCTTCCTTGCCAAACTATATCAGCTGAAAATGATTCGTTTGCAGTTTCCGATTGGGATGAATTTGTATAGATGTTTCCGTTAAAGTCACCAGAAATATTGATGCTTTCGGATAAGAATTGTTTGAAGGATTTCATTAGTTGCAGTTCCAACGACGAAGGGCTTTATTGATTCTAGAATCTGGATCTCTTGAGGTTTCTGCAGAAGTAAGTTTGTCTTTCATTCCATTCATTCTACGGCAAAAGGACTTACGGCGTTCAGCCCTTTTGCCAGTAGGCTTTTTTTCAGTTACTGCAGTTTGTAATTTTGAACCTGGATTCTCTCTACGATATGCATTAACTGCTTTCTGACTTAAACCATCAGTATTATCTTTGCGATTTACTGATTGCCAATCTTCTCTTTGAAACTCCTCAGGTGCAAAAATTCCACCCAATGGTTTTTGAACTTCGTCATTAGATGAAGAAGTTTGTTTGTTTTGTGTGGGTTGACCTGCAAACATATTTTGCATTTTTTCACCAGCTTTTTTGCCAATAATTTCTGCGGCTCTTGCTCTCAAACTTCCTTGTGCTGCAGAGCCTGCAACTCTAGAAGTAACTCCTCTTGCAACTGCTGGAGCTGCAACTCTAGCAACTACAGCAAGAAGTGGAGCAATCTCTTGAATATTATCGGTTTCTTCAGAAGCAACCATAACAATAGGATTTCTAGCTCCCATTGCTCTAGCCTTTGTTTTAAGGAGATTGACTTTAGTTGGAAGTTCTCTCATATCTTTTTTTGGTTTCTCTTGCATTTTCTCCTCATCTTCACACCCACAAGCTTCACTCATGTTTGGATTAATTTCAATTTTGTTTTTCTTTTTTGTTACATCAATTACTTTTTGTTTTTCATTTTGCACTGAGAGATCATCGACTTCAAAAATGAATTCCTCTCTCCAATTAGAGAATTGTTCATTTTGATTCTCCTTTTCTTGTTTCTTTTCTTCTCTTTTTGATTGTGCTCTTTTAAAAGCATACTTACCAAGAGCTATTCCAGTTTTAGCGACTCCCCCAACAATGTTTCCAAGATTACTTACAGTTGCAGACATATCACTAGTATCTTTTTTTCCACTACCAACTTTTGTTGAACCACTCCAAGCAGAACGAACATTTTGAACTAATTCTTTTCTTTGAGATTGTTTCGTTCTTTTCTTTGCTTCCTCTGCTTCAATTTTATCTCGTTCTTTTTGTTTTAGTTCTTTTTGTTTTTCAGTTTCTGCCTTTTGCAAAGCCTTTTTTCTATCTTTTTCTTCACGTCTAGACTCAGAATCTAATCTACGTTCTTTTTCATATTGTTGTCTTTCACGTTGTCTTTTAGTTTTTTCTTGTTCCGCTTTTAGTCTTGCAGCACCAGCAACAGCAGCACGGCGAGTTAAAGCAGAAGGATCTGATTTACCTCTTTTAACTTGTTTTTTGGCTTCTTCCTTCCTTTCTTTTTCAGATTTTGGAGAAGGGGATTGAGACTTTTTTTTGTTATCATCCTCCCCACGAATATCCGCAAGAAGATCATCTAGTTTTCCCTCAGACAATGGAGAAAACTCAGAAATAACTTTTTGAACTAGAGAAACTTCTTCCTTAGTTTCTTCCTTTTTTTCAGGAAGACCTTCGTGTTTTGTCTTTGCAAAATCTCTTGCAGCTTTCTTAGTCATACCTTCAGCAGCCTTTGCAACCTCAGGAGATGCAGGAGTTCCGCCCTTCTTTGCTGCATAAACCATACCCATAAATCTCTGTTGTGCTCTACTTAGAGCCTTTTCTTCAATATATTCTTCTTTGGTTACAAGTCCAATAGGATTTTTATTTTTCTTTGTCAATTTATCCATATATTTAATTTTACCCATTTCCTGGTCAACATAATTTTTTACAACACTTTTTGCCTCAGGTGTTGTACTTAATTTGGGTCCTTTCTTTTTTTCACTACTTCTACCTCTTGACCTAAACTCAGTTTCCGCTTTTCTCTCTTCCGCTCTTTCTCTTGCAGCAGCCTTCGCCATCTCACGACGATACTCTTTGTCCTCTTCTACAAATTCTTCCTTCATCTTCTCGCGTTTTGCTTTTGCTTTTGCAAGAGTTCTTTCACGAGCGGCTTCCTGTTCGGACTTAGGAATATTAAACATATCCCTATCGGTTTTAAGTCTCTCCTGAGGAGGAATGACTTTAGCTCTAACTTTTCTACGATTTAAAAGATAACTATCGGACTTATCGTGGTCTCCGTCGTTATCAATATCCTTATCTTCCTTACCAACAGGATCAAGAGCTTCTTCAACTTTCTTCTTTTTATCGGCAGCAATCGCAGCGCCGACAGTTGCTCTTCTCTTCTTTAAATAACTATCGGAAGAATCCGAATCACCATCATTATCCACATCGTCATCTTCATGACCGACAGGATCTAATTTTTTAGCCGCCTTAGCTTCTGCAACGATACGCGAAAATTCTTCCCAACTAGCCATTTATTTTGTAGAAATACTGCTAGTTTTATTTATTCTTTTTGCCCTTGCGGAATTTATCGTAAATAGAAGCAATCTTAACACCAGTGTAACTCTTTACTTCCTGACCTGGAGTTAATGACTGAACATACTCTCTATATTCATCTGTTCCAATTTCATGAGGATTTTCAACAAGATCTTTTAACCATGACTTAAACATCACCCCACCTTCAGTGACGCAAATGACATAGTTCGTTCCTCTACGAATTACCTCTCCTCTGAGTCCTGTGTTCATATTTTCAACAAGATTACCAACCTCGTAGATATGATCAACAAGATATGCATCTCTCATACCTTCTTCATCAAGTTTAGGAGCAATCTCCCATACCTCAGTTCCTTCTTCGATGTTCATAGATCTACGAAGAACATTGAATAATTCCTTCTTTTCCATATTACCAAGAGTATCGGGAACACCCTTTGCAAACTTAACAAAATCTCCTTCTGCGGCCGCAAGTCTCAACTTAGATGCAGACATTCCAGTTACATCATCTGAATCGGGATCTCTTTCTCCAGCAGAAACTACTTCAAGTTGATCATAATTATAAAGTTCTCCATTATACCTATGACTTAAACCCTGAAACTCTCCAAGTCTATCTTGACCAACCATGATGATCATGTTGGTATGACCCTCTCCATTTGCACCGGTTAATACATTAAAAATTGTCTTTGCACCCTTATCATCAACAATACTATCCGCATAGTCTGGGAACATCTGACGCATGTAAGAAATCTTCATTTGTGGAGTCAGAGGATTCTTCTTAGCGTCTTGTGAACGAGATGGATAAATTCTTAATTCGTAACCTCTCTTTTCTGCTTCCTTTGCAGCTCTCTTGAGAAGTTTTTCATGTCCAATAGTAGGAGGATTGAATCTTCCGAATACTACAACAACTCCAGGTGTTTCTGGAACAGGCACTTCTACAGGAAAGTGTTCTGGTGCAGCCTGTTGTTCTGGAGGGGTTTGTTGTTGTGTAGTTTGTTGGGTAGGTTCTTGTGTAGGAACCTGTACTTGTGGTGAAGCTTGAGGCTGAATTGCTGCAGTTTGAGGTTGTGAAGGAGAATCCTTTTGTCCTGGAGTATTATCACTACCAAAAAACTTTAGTTTTCCAGCTACGGTCTTAGCAATAAACTCACCATTTTTATCATACCATCCCCCATGACCATCTCCAGTCAACCCAAGCCTTTTGGCTTCGGTAGATGCAGAAGTTTCTCTAGCTTCAGTGAGGAACTGAGTAAATTTTTTCATTATTAATTTAGTTAGGATTCCTTAACCTATAGTTATTTATTTAGAACTCAACCTGCAAAGCATTTGATGGAATTGAAGGAACTATAACAATTCTCCTTCCCTTATCTCCAGCTGAAGGAGACTTACCTAAAATAAATGGTACACCTTTAGAATCTTTTTCCAAAGTAAATGGTTGATCATTTCTTCTTTTTCTCAACCTTAAAAACAAATCATGACTATCTGCATATTTTTTTGCATCATGAAAATGTCCATTAAGTCGAACAACTTGTCCAGAAGTTGTAAATCTAACATCCATAGGGCCAATATACATATAATGAATTGGCCCACCCATACTTACATTACCAACTACTATTGTCTCCTTCAAGTCATCACTAACTTTACCGTACATATCAGGTATTTGATCCCCCTCCTTATATCCCAGATCTTGATATTTTTGTAAAGCAGCGTTTAAAAACCTATTACTAAATCCAGGAATAATTAAATCCAACCCCTTCAATCCACCACCAGCAATACTAGGAGCACTAGTTCCTTTATTTGATATATTATACTTTTTTCCATTTTTTGATGTAAGAATTACATCTGTATATGGTTCTGTTCCAGCACTAGACCTACCTCCATATTTTTCTGCAGAAATTATATTACTAATAGTAATAGATCCAGCAACTACATTAATAGGTTTCCCAAAATTTTGATAATGTGTATTAACAGCATCCACTACTCCAGTTTCTTGTCTTTCCGATAAAACTCCAGCCATAAGTACCAAAAAAACCCTTCCAAATATTTATGGAAGGGTTTGAAATTATTTGTTAGCAATATAATTTTCCATTGCCTCATCAAGATTCAAAAGAACTTCACGAATATTAGAAATTCGTTTTGGTTCTGTAGGACCTTCGGCATAACCCTTTTGAGCATCAATCAAAGCCATAAGAACCTCGCTTGATTCTTCAAAAGTCATTTCAAGAACTACTTTCGTTTTCATAGATCATCCTCCGCACGATTCTCGGAATAATAAGGATCAAAAGAACCACCAGGATAACGTTTCTCAAGTTTAGTCACATTTCCTGCAATCACTTCATCAATAGTAACTCCAAGAGCCATGCAAGCTTGTGCAACATACCACATGATGTCCCCAAGTTCAATGATCATGTGATGACGATTATCGTCATTGAATGGTTTACCTTGAAAGATCATTTTTTTAATAATCTCAAGAAACTCACCGCCTTCTGCATTGATTCCCACACCAGCGGTAAGAAGTCGTTCAATGTTTGCGCCTTTTTCATCTAGTTCCACAAGACGATTGGAAAGGGCAAGGAAATCTGTAGATGCTTCGGAAGTCACTGCATCTACAAAATGAGTGTACTTGGTAAAGTCAATATTTTTAGTCATCAGAATTTAAATCCCTCAAATGATTTTTTTGGTCCAGTTTTCTTTTCCTCATAAGTATACTCTTCTTCTTGTCCAGAGTCAAGTATATCAGATTGAGCGCTCTGTTCGCAGTCATAAAGACGCATTTTGGCACGATCAATACCAACAACAAATCGTTTATTGATAGTAGGATCGTTATAACGATTCTTCAATTGTTTTACCATAATTTGTCCCAACCCTTCAAGCTCTTCTGTACTAATAAGGGCAAACATAAGATCAGCAGTAGCAGGAAGACCAAAGGACTCACTAGTATCAGTAAGTTCAACATCAGAAGAACCATAACCTGAACGAGTGGTCTGAGTAGCGGATACAATTGGGACATTAAACTCAACGGCGAGTCCGCGCAATTCCTCAGCAATAGCCTTGATATACGAATAAGAATTGACAGAAAGATTTCCTTTATACCTAGAGGAAGCACAAATATTAAGGTAATCAATGAAAATAATATCAGGTCTAAATGACTTTTTAAGTGCAAGTTCATTAAGAAGTGACTTAAAGTGTCCACTATGCGCCGATGCGGTAGGATACTCTTTAATTATAAGAGTTCCTTGTGTTTT